CAATATTATAGTTTCTTCTAATAGATAATACTTCACGTGATCCTTCCTCAATTGTAACAATGTATGGTAACTTAATACCTGTTGGCTCTCCTTGAGAATCTACATCTTCAAAACCTTCAATATCTAAATCAACATGACACTCTAAAAGAGTAAACATATTTTGATCTTTGGTTTTACTCATGCCATCTAATTCTCTTTCTTTTTTCTCTGATTCAGTTTCATTTTGTGAACCTGGTGTTAGTTCTACATCTCTGTAGAAACCACCTACTTGTTGTTTTCTTAATTCATTTTCTGATATTTTAATTACATGAATAATTGATTCCGCATCATCTAATGAGGTAGCTGAATACGGAACAATTAAATCATCAGCAGGAACAAACTTTGATACTGCTCTCTGCATAATCTCGTCGTAGTAAACTTTTTTAAATGTCGATCCTGATAGTGGTAGATAAAATAACATCTGATCAAACTCAGACTCATATTCCTTCATATCACTCATGATCTGATAATTCATAAATTCTTTAACACGTAAAGCTTGTTGCTCTTTGTCAGGAGTTGGTAAACCAATGATCTGTGTTCTAACTGGTCCTTGTGATGGTAATAATTCTTTGTAAGCTAGAGCTTGAAACTGTGTAACTGCCTCTGCTAACACTGGGTGAGTTGCACCTGATGCACCTTTGAATGGTTCTGATTTTTCTTCATACTTAAATCCTAAAAGATCTAAACCATTTGTGTAAGCATGTTCCCAATCTTTTCTACCTGATTTGTAGTCTACATAGTTTGTGTGTAACTGACTTCCTATTGGCATTAAAACTTCTTCAGGTAACAACTCTGCAAGGTTTGCAAAGTGTTCATCAGTTTGTGGTAAACTTCCTACTTTAGGATCAAAATTTATGTCAACACTACCATCTTCATTTGGTTGTACTTCAACCGGTTGATCTGGTTTTTGTTGTTCTTGTAAATCTATTTGTACTTCTTCAGGACTTGGAACGTTTATTGTTTGCTTTACGTTCGGTAAAGACTTGTCTATTTCTGCCATTTATTTTCTCCAGTTTCACTGTCTTAACAGTATTATAGTTAATATTCAACCCCTGCGCATCTGGGCCAGATCTAGGTGGGGGTCCTGATTTTTTACCAATCATATCATGTAATCCTCTGTGTATTCTTGCATGCCGATGTCATCTAATACAGAAAGATCTACACCTTTATCTTTCATAAATAAATCTTTAGCCATATCTATTTCTTCTTTTGAAGCAGGTATATCTATATCATCTACCATAGTTAAACCTGGTCGAACAGTTTGATCAAATTCTAATTGTGCTTTTCTAGCCTCTTTTACTTCTTCTGGAGTTTCTTCTAAAACACGTTTTAAATAATCTTGTGCAAAAGTTCTAGGCTCATATAGAACTCCAGTTTTAAATTCTGTATCCTCACCTCTTAATTTATCAAAACCAAATTTTGCACCACTAGCTGCAAGGTCAGGTAAATTAGCTAATCCTTCAAAAAATCTACCAGTCACATAATCTACAGTTTGTTTACCAGAGGCTCCTTTACGAAATGCTTCAGATGCGTCTACTGCAGCAAACATAGGATCTAAAACTACAGCTCCTCTACCAAGGCCTCTTAGAGTTTGTCCTCCTATCTTTAAAATATTTTCTGAGGCTTGTTTAACAACAGGAGGTAAATCTATACCTGCTTCTGCAAAATCTAAAAAACCTGCAAAGCTATTAAGTTTAAAACCTCTTTTCTTAGCTTCATTATTAATGATATTTAAGTCACTCGCTAAAGCTCTTTCTATTAGTTTTTTATTTTTGAAAGGAAGATTGTATATATCTTTACCAAGTGTTTTATAGAATTCAGCTTGTGTATCTAAACCAGATAGTAATTCAGGGTCTGCTTTTTCCGCGAATAATTTTGCAACACCTAGTTTATTTAATTGTGATTTAATTATTGGATTAGGTTTATCTCCAACAAATTTGTCGTTGACACTAATAATAGCACCTGTGCCTTTTAATTTAGTATTTAATTCTTTAATTAAACTTTTATCATCTGGATATGAAAATAAATAGTTTACAATTTTATTTTTAAAAGAAGTATTAAAATATTTTGTAGCTAAACCTTTATTAAAAGCTGTTTCAGATATTCTAGCATCATCAAAACTAAATTTACCTTTAGGACTAGCTATTTGTTTTATTGTTTTAAAATGATCAACATCCATTTTTAAACCTGATAATAATTTATCTGCAGATACTTTTGAAAGATCTCTTTTAAAAATTTTTTCTCCCGCAGGTCTTTCAGGATCAAAACTTAAACTTAATTGATCATGTAAAGCTTTATTACTTTCTAAAAAATCTAAAATTTTTAATTTTGTTGCTTTTTCATTTTGTATTAGTCCTTGTCCAAAAGTTTCAGTTAAGGCTTGATTTAAAGTTGCTCTTGTATTTTTTAATTTTTTAAAATCTTTAGCACCACCAAATTTTTTATAATCGTTTGATGCTTGAGAAAATTTTCTAATTTTACCTCTTAGTGTGTTTGCAGCAGTGCTACTAGGTTTTACAATCTTATTTAATTTATCTTGAATTGCATTTTTTAAATTAAAAAAAACTCTTCTATCTTTTTTTATAACTTTAACTCCAGCATCTTTAATTGCATCTATAAATCCATTTGCTGTGTCTATCATTCTTTGAGTAATAGATGCTGATGGTTTCTTATCGTAAATAGATATATATTGTTTTATAGCTCCAATACCATAACCATTTTTTTTACCTAAACGGTCAAAAAGTTTTTTAAAACCTACTAAACCTTTTCCCTCAGTTTCTCCCCAAGTAGCAGCTGCTCTTCTTAGATTTTGAAATAAGTCTGATTCTTTCGGAATTTTAACTTTTCCATCCTTAAGCAACGTCGCATCACCTCTATTAAATCTAATGGCATCAAATATCTGCTTACCATTATATTTTTCTATTTGATCTGCATCAAATGGATATTGAGAGGGATTATTTCTATTAGCCTTTATTATAGCCTGTCTTATAAAACTAAAAAAATTTTTTCCTTTTGCAACACCTCCTACTGTTGCTTTACCTTTTGATTTTACAAGATCTTCAAGATATCCTGAAATATTTTTTTGTTCAACTTTACTTAGATTATCAAAAAAAGATTTTGTAGCAGATCTTTTAAGAATTTTACCTTCAAGGCCAAATTTTTTTGCATGATATGCTAAAATTGTATTTGTAAATTTATTTCCACCAGGACCTCCTCCAACAACTTCACCCCCTCTGCCTCCTATTTTAGGGGTAACGTAATTGCCTTTATTAAGTATTTTTACGATGGTATCATAATCAGAACCAGGATTTTCGTTAAGAATGTCTTCTAATATTTCTTTTGTAAGTGTAATCTTTTTTTTAATTTTAGCGAACCCTTCTCTTGATCCTAGATCCTCACCTTCAACAACACCGCCACCGATTGCTAAAGTTTGTCTAGGCTGTGGCCGTAACAAATAAGCCATCGTCTGATTAAATTCTGATACTTTCATTATAAATTTATTATACCGGCAAGTCCGCCTGCTTTTGATTTTTCTCTTATAAGCTCTTGTAAGTTGTCATACTCATCATCTGTTAAATCTGACAATGGTTTTTTATATATTATAAGTGACAACTGATTTAAGTCATCCATGATATCAGGTGCCGAGGCCATTTTGTCAGGCAACACGGGTCCTGTAGGTTTTGGACCAAAAGGATTTATAGGTTTAGTTGGATCCTCTGGTAATTCATCATCACTACCCATGGCAAATTTTGTCCTTGTCAATCCACCCTCTGCATTTGGATCTCTATCTTTAATGTCAAAGTCCTCTAATATTGTTTTTTCTTCTAGATCTTTTTCTAATTTTTCTATCATCTCTTCAGTAGGTACTCCTGGATTTGCATTTGGGTCTACCTCTACATCAAATAAACCCTCTATTTCTATTAGATCATCTAATGGTTTTAAATTACGTCCCATTTGTTCTGCCTCAACTATATCGTCTGCAAGATTTTGAATATCTGTTCCAGTTTCAATTCCAAAATTATTTATAAATAAATCTATTGGATCATCCCCTTTATTAATTTTAATTCCTTTTTTATCTAATATTCTTCTAGCGATTGTTCTTGTAACTCCTGTAACAGGATCTAATGGTCCACCAGGTCTTCTAGGATTTTTTAAATTTTCTATACCTAATTTTATATTGTCAGTTGATTCCGTTCCTTCAAACTTACCAGATGGTTTTTCTGCTTTGTCTATTTCTTTTTGAAAAAAATCCATTAGCTCATCAGTTTTGGCTACTTCTTTTTTCATTTTAAATTTTTGTAATCCATCTAATGCTCTGCCATAAATTTTTGTTCTTTCTCTTACAGGAAGATTATCATAGTCAATGCCTTTACTTTCAGCTAAATCCTCAGCCACAAGTTCTGCATCAGTTTTTTTATCTCCACTAAATCCCATTGATACATTGTCAATTGCATCTTCAACTTCTTTATCTGTAAATTGTGATTGAAGTCCA